CGATGTAGAGCTGTCTGCTTTTAGAGCACCTGTTCACAGAGGTTTAAACGAAGCACAAGAATTACAAAAGTGGTTAATTAAAAACGGAATTGAATATTCAGTCACAACAAGAGATGATGGCATACAATTTGTAAGATCAATCAATTCTGATGATGCTAGCTTCCTTGGCGGATACGTAATTCAATTTAGTTCTGATCCTGCTGACTGGATCCATTTACCAAAAGAAATTCTAAATCACCAAGGTCCTAATGGTCCTTATTTCAATAGCGCAGTGATGGATAGATTTGAGGGCGGCACTAACTTCCCTGGATTGAACGAATTATTTAAGCCTGCTAATCACAGACACGTAATGTTGTCTAGCTGGATTGTACAGACCCACAGCAACGAAGGAGACCTTATTTTAGATCCTTTCTGTAGTTGGGGAAGCACGGTTGCAGCTGCTCTTGTAAACAAGAGAGACATTATTGGTGTTGAGGCTAATCCTGGAAGAGCAGACAACGCAGCTAGAGTTATTCAAGACTTATCTTAAACCAATCCTGTTGACTTTTAATACATTATAGTATAATATTACACCATGCCTAAAGTAACTCAAAAATTTAAAAACGAACCATTTGACAAAATGTTAAGGCGGTTCCGCAATCAAGTGGAACGCGCTGGTATTATTAAACGCTGCAGAGAGTTAGAATATTATGAGAAGCCTAACGTTACTCGTAATATAGCTAACCAAGCATTAAAGCGTAAGAAAAAAGTAAATCTTCTAAAAGCTGAGAAGCTGGAGTCTCTAAGAAAACGAAATAGATCAAACGTGAGGTAGATATTAATTATGGTAAAGGACTTGAACATTGAAACGGTTGGTCCGTTTCGAGCTTTATATAATGCACTTACTCCTGATGAATGTACACATCTTTATACTTGCGTTCGTCATGAGAACATGGACGACAAAGGTAAAGAAATTGTTTCTCGTATAGCAGAACAAGCCAAACTGTATAACAAACAAGTACTTAACTTTAACGTTGATTTTGATAAGCCCGATGTTCATATGTGGGATGCGTATGAAGGCGAATCAAGAATAACTCTTTCCCCTGATCATGGCATACATGCTGGCAATATTCTTAATGACAATATCTTTAAAGTATCTGTTATTGTAAACATATCAAGTCGTGATGACGTACAAGGTGGCGAGCTGACGTTTAAAAATTGGGCACCACCTCCTCGTGTAGATAACTTTGGTGCAGTGATTGCAGAGAAAGCTGAGCATCAGCCTACATGGACTAATGAACAAGGAACGGTAATCTTTTATCCTTCTATGGAACAAAATGGTTATCAACTTGTAACCTCTGGACCTATTAAGAGGTTAAAAATTTATTTCCGTGGAGGGGCTTTTAAATGACAGAATATAATGACGCAGTAGAGAGACAAAAAGTAATGCTAGCAGCTGAAAAGTGGGCAAAGCAAGTTAGAGATATTCACGTACACTCACTGAGCTCTATGTGGTACGACGACAGACCACAAGACACTGCTAATGGTGAAAGCGTTACTGACACTACTTATAATGATGGAACGGTAGTTCGTCAAAAGAATGGAAAGGTCATTGCTACATTCGGTAAGAAAAGAACCGGCGAGGACTTGTTATATCACTATACGCACTTTAGTGGTTTTTAATGAACTTAATTGATTTTGATACTGGTTATGATTTAATTCTCTCTAAGTCTGAGTGTCAAGAAATTATAGACTGGTTTAAACAAAATGAAAAAACTCTTGTTGCTACTACTAGAGTTGAAGGCGTTGATTATGACATTAATAGGGAATATAGTGAGAAAGGATATTCCGGTAACATTACTGAGACCAGAAAAGGATTTGTTTCATTTACACAAAAGCCATTTCCATACGAACAAGAAATAAGAGAATCAGTATACGACTATGCAGACAAAACTGGCATAAGATTATTTCAAGACGTTCCTGATGATCCGCAACTTAGAAATGCAGGATGGCAGTTTACTCAGTATATTGATAAAGGTGACAAGTTTGATGAGCACCAAGATCAAAGTGTTTCGCACTACTTTAACAAATGGTTTAGCGAGCAAGAAGTAGCTGGCGTACGTCATTCGTATAGAAAAATAAGTGCTACTATCCAGCTATCAGCCCCTGAAGATTATATTGGCGCTGCTTTAAAAATAAGAAACAAGAGGGACTCTGTTGTCCAGTATCCGCGCGAACGTGGAAGTATAATTTGTTTTCCTAGCTATGCTTACCATGCAGTAGATCCATTAGAGAGTGGAGAACGGTATAGTTTAGTTGGTTGGTTCTATGGTCCATTCTGGAGATAATTAAACATGACAAGAATTAATTTAGTACCTACAGAAGAGTTAGCAGATCAACATTTGGTAGCAGAGTATAGAGAACTGTTTATGGTAGGGTCTGCTTTACAAAGATCATTAAAGTCACCTAATTGGGAAAAGAATAAAAAGACTTGGCCTAAAGCATTTACGCTTAACGGAGGCCATGTTAAGTTCTTTTACAATAAAGGTAAATATCTTCATAACCGTTATAATGAACTTGTAACAGAAATGAAGAACAGAGGGATGAGTCCTGATCCCGATCGAAGGTTTAAGCGAGAGCAATGGCCCGATGAATTATATCTAGATTGGACTCCGAGTGATAGAGACTTGCTTCTTATTCGTCAACGTATACAAGAGCGAATAGATCAAAAGCCGGAGTGGTATAGATGGACAGACAAACACCAAAAGAATTAGTAGAGATTGGATTACCAGAAACTTTATGGTGGCCAGAAAAAGATTACGGCGCATATGGTAAACTTGAAGACGGCAAAGGTGATGGGCCTGCATTTGAGCTTTGGCAGCATCATCAAAAGTGGCTTGAGTTAACACCAAGACGTACTGTATGTATACAAGCTGGCGGATGCTGCGGCATGTATCCAATTTTTTATTCTTTGCATTTTGATAAAGTGTTGACGTGTGAAGCAACAAAAGAAAATTTTAAGTATCTCAATACAAATGCTTCCAATCACAAAAATATTATAACAGAGAACTTAGCATTAACTAATCATAATCAGCCACTTAGAATGAAATCAACTGACACAAGAAATGTTGGTACTCATACGGTGGATCCAGATGGCAACGAAGTTGTGCAATCGACTACTATTGACATGCTAGTTGAGAAATACAACCTGCAAGACGTTGCATTAATACATTTGGACATAGAAGGATCTGAAGGTCCTGCTATAGAAGGTGCGATAAAAACTATTGAAAGATTTTATCCAACTATTATAGCAGAAGACACTAGCAGTGCCCTTCGTCGTCACCTTCCACAAAGAGGGTACGAAATGCAACCTCACCACGACAAGGTGTGGGTAAAAAAAGTATGATACTTGTATGATACTTTTTAAAAACTACATGGCTTAAAACTGTCAAGTATGATACTTTGTATGATACTTTCTCAAACAAACAGTTGACATATATATTCACGAAAGTTATAAATGATTATCATCTATTTTGATAAAGCCATAACTTTTAATTATTAAACCTTAGGAGAAACCATGACCACAACTGTGCTTCGGGCAGTGAAGTTCGTGGGCCAAGGAATTGAAGAAATCAAAGGGACAGAAGTATTTTTTGTTGCCAGAGAAATTATTGAATTTACAGCTTGCTTGATACTTCCACTAGCCATCCCATTTCTAATCATGTACGGAGTTTAGAAATGGGAAAATTTAAAAATTTATTTTATTACTTTGCATTAGCTGGAATAATGCAGGAGGGCAACCCTGGTGCCCTTCGTGCCATACGAGAACTAGAAAGATCGCAAACAAGAGATGAGGAGGTACGATGCGCAAGCATAAAATCACAGCAGATGAATTCCGTGACTTCTGTGAAGTAGCTCTCTTAACAATAGTTTTTATTGCTTGTACGTTTGGTGTCAGTATCACTGCAGTATAAATAACTGCATGACACCAATAAATGCATCGCACTATGCGACAATAAACAGTACCGCTTATGTAGCCAAGGTAGAGGTCTTAGAGATGTCTACCCATGTGCTGACTATTGTTCTTAAGAACGAAGAAGATCCTATTCCTACTAACTCGCAAACTATTGTAAATGCAATTAACGTTGAGACATTAGCGACGGAGTTTCCTTTGGAAGGAGCGAAGTTTAGAAGAGATAACATTTCGGATAATTTAGATATATGGCAAATATAACTTCAAAATATAAAGCCTACGGCTTTATTAATTACATTGATAGATGGGATCCAGAAGTAGACGGAGCTTTTCTTAGAAGAACCACAGCGATGCCTGCCCCAACCGAGCAATCAAGAATTAGTCTAAGCAATCCTAATTACTCTAAATCTATCTACCACGTGAATCTTCAAAGTGGTGGAACGAGAAGACAGGTTTCTTATTTTACTGCACAAAAGGACACAGAATTCAGAACACTAATGAACACTAAGTTCAAAGATGTTAAGGGTGACTCTAACAGATACGCTAGTCACATTACCTTATGTGCTCTTTATAATAAAGTCGATGACGACTTTGGAACTAGCATTGCTACTCATGGCGAATACACTATGGGCGATCTGTTTGATTTCAATGGCGATGAATACAAAGTCGTGTATAATTTAAACTATGACTTTCATACAAGGGAGCAAAGACTTAAAGACATAGGCCTTGTTTCCTCAAACAATGAAATAGCGCAGGCGTTTACAACCATGGTGCCTGCGTATCCAATAGATACAAGAATTACTCATAATTCTGGCAGAGCATTGTGTTGTAATTTTATTCCTTCTGATGTTGGCACGTATGCTGACTTGCTTAGCTGGAATCACAAAGCATATTATATCTTTGACTCTACTCAATCTTTAACAATCAACAAACTTGGTACTAATGACTTTATAGTACCTTTAAATGATTTTGTGCTTGAAGGCATTGATGGTGGCGCAGACGTCACATCAGAATATGGCCGTCCAATGCAATTAGTATCTTCTTCCAGAACTGTCAAGGCTGGAATGACAGGTTTATTGCTTCACGTATACAAGTAGTTCTATAAATACAAACATGGAAATGTTTGATTTACTTCGCGATGTAGGAACCTCCATCGCAGCAACAGTTGTGCTTGGTTATTTTATCTTTCTGGTATTGAAACAAATACTAGATGGTATTGTCGACGATTTAAAAACATTAACTGGCTTTTGTAAGATGTTAGAAACAAGAGCTAGATCCATGAGCAATGAAATGGTTAAGATAGATACATTAGTATCTAGCTCTTTAGGTTTAACACCGGACGTGGATAGACTTGCACGTGCCGAAAACTTTGTCGAAGATGGCAAGGTAGATGTTAGAAGGGATTAAAATTGGAAATAGTAGATGTCGTATCTCTTATTGATGAATTTGGGTTACCAGTCATTATGTCAATCGGCATGGGCTATTTCATATATTATATTTGGCAATTTGTAGGTAATCAATTAGAGCCAGCAATAGAAGAAATGCATATGGCATTGATTCGTGTCATTGATCAAACCCGTATGCTCGACCAAGACTTAATTAGACTTCAGCAGAAAGTCAATGTAGTATTACAGTACAGGGCTAAGGATGAGGTAATCCAAGACGCTAAAGAAAAAGAAGCACTAAGGAAGGTAGAAGATAAAAATGAACGATAAAGATTGGAAACTATTAAAGAGCCAGCAAGGTCCTCATATATGGACAGGTAAAGATATGTTTAAAGCAATGGTGTTTGGAATGTTCCTTGCATTACTAATGATGAGTCCTTCATTGTTTGCCTCTCCGATTGTTCACCAATTTAAAAATCCTTCATTCAGTGGTGTTGGAACTGGAGCTCATTATTTAACAATTGAGAACCAAGAGTTTAGTAGAAAGAAACAAATTGAAGATGCATTAGAAGCTGCACGTAAAGCTGCAGAAAGAGAAGCTGACAATTCAGTGTTAGCAAAGTTTATTAGAAATTTAGAATCACGCATATACGCTCAACTAGCAAAACAATTAGTTGACAATATGTTTAGCAATGATAACCCAGTGAGGTTTGGATCCTTTGTATTAGAAGGATCGACGGTGACTTATGAAGTACTAACAAACGAAGACGGTACAGAGTATATCAAAATGACTATTGTTGGAGAAGATGGATCCACAACAGTCATTGAGATTCCTATCGGTACAGGAAACTTCGGTGGGAATACAGATGACCCGGCCGGCTAGCCTATTAACATTTTTATTACTTACAGGATGTGCATCTATACCGCAATGGTCAGAGACGCCTGCCGACTGCTCATATCAAACAGGAAAGTTTGATGAGGGTTGGAGCAAAGATGTTTATACAGGGATCCGTAAATTCTATAGCAGCAATTTAATATGTGCTGAAAGCCCAGAAGTAGTTAGACTCCCATCATATATTGAACTACTTAATCTACCTCCAGCAGAAAGTAAACCTGTTGTTGCGGTATATCAATTCCTAGATAAAACAGGACAAAGAAAAGATTCGGTCACAGGACAAAGTTTCTCCACCGCAGTAACACAAGGTGGAACAGAATTATTAATTGACGCTTTGAAGACAGCAGGAAACGGTACGTGGTTCAGAGTAGTAGAAAGACAAGGACTAGATGCCCTTGTCAGAGAAAGACAAATTATTAGATCAGGTCGTGAAGAAGTAGCAAAAGCGACTGGCGAAGATATACAGAATTTAGGTCCTCTCTTGTTTGCAGGAATGCTTATTGAGGGCGGCATTATTGGGTATGACACTAATATCAAAACAGGTGGTCGAGGCGCACGAACACTTGGTATTGGTTTTAGCAGACAGTATAGACAGGATGTGGTTACTGTATCTGTTAGAGCTGTGAGTGTTCTTACCGGTGAGATATTATTGAACGTACAAGCTAAGAAAACTATTCTTAGTTATGGTAGCGGCGGAGACGTGTTCAGATTTTACGAACAAGGAACCCAGTTAGTTGAGTACGAAGACGGAGTGGGTAATAATGAAAGCGTGACGTACGCAGTACGAACAGCTATTGAGGCTGCTGTACTGGAGATGGTACACCAGGGCCATAGAAGAGGGTTCTGGACTATTAATAACTTTGAGGAAGAAAAAGATGAATAAAATATTTTTAGGCCTAACATTATTTTTGTTCTCGTCTTTCACTTTTGCTCAAGCAACAGATGATAACGAAATCAACATTGATCAACAAGGTGATACATTATCACTTTATATTGACCAAGTTGGTTACGGTAACAAAATTGGATTGACAGACTTCTCGTCTAGCTCTAGTCCAATGACAATTACTGGTTCGTCACTATCTTTTGATATCGATATGATTGGCAACGAGAACTTAATTTTTGGTCCTCTCGTGGGCGATAGTTCTACATTCACACTCTTGTTTACAGGAGACAGCAACTCGCTGGAATGGGATATCGGTTACATAGGATCTTCTGATAGCTCGGATGTCAACATTGATATTACAGGCGATAGTAACGACTTGAGTATCTTTCAAGGATACAATGCTTCAGCAGAAAGACTTGATCTTGACTTAACAGTCATAGGTGGAACAAATATCTTTGACATTGATATAGATGTAGATGATGCTATTTGGAACTTCGATATTACTGGAGATTCTAATAACATCAACACTCTGCAGAAGGACGGAGCCGAACATGAAATCAATTTGACTCATGTAGGCGACTCAGCTGATATTGATATCAATCAAATAAGTGGAACATGCCCATCAGGCGTTACTACTTGTAATGGTATCATTACATTAGATATAGATTCTGAGAATGCAGTCATTCAAATCAATCAAAAAGATTCTAGCAACGACAGCTAGTTACTTCTTCATCATAGGGTTAGCTTATGC